TTCTGCATTAATGATTTTCTGATTGTATGTACGATCGTCATCTATATTGAGGATACGATACTGCTTGCCCTTCCATAATATTCTATCGAAGTCGTCAACCTTGACATATCTACGAACAATGAACTTATATGTGTGTGCATAAAATACCTCATGATTCTCATCGGTCCGTCCACCCGACATTGGGGTCACTTGTGCGCGAGTCTTACATATTGGCATATACATATCGAATTGCTCTCCGAAGTCGTTCGTTGACTGTTCTAACTTTAACACCTCTATCACCTCTGTAAGAATACCTGCTCGCATATCTTATGACTGATTGTTTTTATAATCCTTGTACGGGAATAGTAGATATTCATATGAATGGGGAATCTCACTTGCACTTGCAAATGCTACTCCTTCACGGTTCTGATATAGGTTTCCTATAAGTAATAACATTGCATGGCGCAATGGACTTGGGAGTTCTCCATCATTGTCGTTGACTATATCACTAAGACAGTTGTTTATATGCTCATTTACCATCTGTTCAGCAACATCGCCAAGTGAAATGATATAATCATCATCATCTTTGAAATATTCATCGATGTTAAGGTGTTTTTTTAATATGTCAAGATTTAAGTACTTCATAGATTTGATATATGTTTTTAATAAAAAGGGGTGAACTATAGAGGGTGTGTTCACCCCAAAAAATAAAACATAAAAAATATATATAAAATATTATGGCAAAATTTTGCAAATTTTTAAATTTGCAAAATGGCAAAATTTACCTATCCTCACGGACAGGGTATACCATTAGTCGCGTTTGATCTCACCAAGCACGATTGCACCTTCACGTACAACTTTGTAGTCAAAGAATGCGTTGATTACGAGACGAACACAACCCTTAGTTGCTTGAGTGTAGTTATCAACAGTAAGGTCGATACCACCCCATTGACCGATATAAAGATTGCTCCAATCACCGTATGCGAGAGTGTCCTCTGCCATGTGAGTAGTAGTCTCAGCAGGAGTGCCATCAATTGCATCGTTCTCCATAATCATACCAGTTGCATTTGTACCCTTGATGCTTGCACGGAGATATGCCTTTGCCTTAGGGTTGATGACATACTTGAAGTCACCAACAAAGTTGTTCTCATCAAGTTCTGCCTCAAAGTCGCAAACACTTGCATAATCAGTGATGTCGGTAGGAGTAACACCGTTGAAGATACCTGCAGGTACATTACCGCTTGCTGAAGCATCTGAAAGGATAGTTGCTTCCAACTTGTCGTTGATTGCCTCAACTAACTGCTTGCGAATTAAGTTCTCTGCTCCAAGTGAATCCTGTACAAGGAACTGCTTACTGATGTCAATATAAGCACTTAAACGGCGAGGTGCCATATTGATGTGGTCAAATGAACCTGCACCATTGTCTGCTTCGGTGATCTCACCTTCCCAATAAACATTCTCTGCTGACATTGAAGGAATTTGTACATTACCAACAAGACCTGTTAAATAATTTGCACCTGCAGCAACAAGTACGTTCTTTGCCTTGAGTGGTTCAAGAATGTTCAAATAATCGGTAACTACTACATGCTCACCGTCTGCCTCTACTGTATAATGTACAGGGTCATCACGGAACTCTGTAGGAAGTTGAATCTGTCCACCAAATGGTTGACCTGCTTTGCGCATTTCTTCTGCACCAGCGTTAATGACTGCCTGTGAAGCAGCATCTAACTGTTGGTTGTTAGCAACCTCACGTATTGCTTTCAATAAACTAAATCTCTTTTCCATGGTTATAGATTTCTTATTTTGTGTTTTTGTATTTCTTTCTTCTTTGTGTTTGTCTTCATCTTCTTTTTCTGCTTCATCCTCAGGTTCAGGTTCTTCTGTCTCTTCCTCTTTGGGTTCGTCTTCACTGCGATCTTCTTCTTTCTCATCACAGTTCTCTGACTTCTCCTCTTCCTGAAGTTCTTCATCCTGCTTCTCTTCCTCAGGATCTTTTAATTCCTCTTCGCGGAGTTCTACATCTTCTTTAATCATATCGTTAAGTAATATTTTTGCTCTTTCTGATATTGATGTTTCATCGTATGCAGGGAATGTAACGCAACTTACATCATATAATCCTGCTATTCTGTTGATTGTGCGATATATGCCGTCTTCCCTATGCTCCCATGTCTCACTTGACTCATCATTGGGGTCTAATGCGAAAGCAAATGAACATTGTGAAAGATCACCACGTCTTATGCTCTCTAATATATTGTCACCCATGGGGGATTTGGGGAGTTCACATTCAAAATAGAGACCTTTTTCATCTATTCTTAAACTTAATGTGCCCTCTCCATTACGTGAACGACCTAACATATAGTTATTGTCGTGATTGAAATTGAAGACTATATCACTTTCTTTTACAAGTTCTTCTGTGACTGCTGTTGGTGATATGATCTCACGAAATCCGCCCAAGTCAACCGATAAGGAATTGAAGACTATTGCATAACCACCAACCTTACGTGATTCATCGGTATTAGCAATGCTGAATGATCTAATTTCCTTATTCATTGTATATATAAAAATATATTTCTTTTAGAAATAGTTTACATCAAAGATGTAATATAATTTTCTACTTATTGTTTTTCTTGTTCAATTACATTTTCTGTACTTTCTTCTTCATCTATTCCACCAATTGTGTTCTGTGCAATATCTGTGAATGGAATTATTAAGTCATCTGCTCCGTCAACTTGATTGAATCCTAACTGCTTACGTGCTTCGTTAATCGTCAGTATTGCATTACTAACCAATGTAGAATAATAGTTAGCTAATGTTGTCATATTGCCCTTCATTAACTCACTTTCATCGAAGTCAATATACTGTCTTGAGTTAGTAATCAACTTACGATTGAGTTCATCCTCAAATAAGTTGATGATAGGCAATAATGTATGTGTTACAAACTCTATCTGTGACTGCTCAATGTCGTTGTATGAACTGTGTGATAAGTCACCAAGTAGAACAGGATTGATGTTGAAGAATCTTGCTATCTCAGTAATGTTGAACTCACGTGTCTCTAACATCTGTGCGTCTGCTGAGTTCTGAGAGATAGGAATGTACTCGCTGTCTCCTTCAAGAACTCCAAGACCGCCTCCGCCTGAACTGTGGATCTGCATCCACTGTGAACGTATCTGATCTTGCTGACCTGGTTTTAATGGTCTCTTGAACTGTAATATACCTGTCAAGTTGCATCCTGAACCGAAGAAGTCTTCTGCTGCTTTCTGTGTGAACCCTGCAAGATTGATTATGTCTGATGCAAAGTACATAAATCCTCTACCATTTATACCATCATATGTGTCTTTAGCAAAATGTATCATATCTGCTTGCTTTACCAACTTTGGAATGACAGTGTGATTGCTTACATTGTACTGTACTAAATCTTGCTCTTTCTTGTAGTCTACTTGTACATCACCATGCTGCAAATAGATTAGTTTCTCTGGTTTGCCGTCTTTACGCTTAATATACATAAAGGCATTTCCCCATAACAATAGATCCCACACAAGTTGCTTGATGACCGCGTGCTTTGTCTGTAACATGCTGTAGAACAACTTCTGAATTGAGTTGTTCTCTAATATAGTGTTCTCATTGTCCTTACGTTGCTTTACATGAATTGGCAAAGTGGCAATGGAGTTGGAAATAAGACTTAGTGCAGCATATACCGCACTTAACTTTAATGCTGCAACATTACTGCGCATCCCAAATGTTAATGCTGAAATGAACGGAGTACTTTCTGACGACTCTGACTTAGGAACTGCTCCTGTACTTGTCTCAATAGTAACAGTGGATGAATTGCGCTTAAATATGTTTGTTAAAAAGTTTCCCATAGTGATAATACTACTATATATATAAAAATATATAAATATTTCTTTTTATTTACACTGCAGTTAAGTCTTGTGTGAAATTGTTGTCTAAATAATATCCTCCAAGTGACTGCAGCATTGATATGACAGCGTCTATTTTGCCATTCTTTGTGTCTGCTTTTATTGGTTTGCAATTGTCGTTGAAGTCGTACTTAAGTGTTGAATTAGCAAAGCACCATAACACCATTGTGTTGTAATCCATGACTATATCACCTTTCTTAAGTAGCAACTCAAACATTTTCGTTGGTCTGTTGAAGTTACCAAGTGCTTGACTGTATGGGTACATTGGCAAACCTATGTTTGTAGCATTCACAGAAAACTGAACTGCATTCCACTGATCATAATAGACACCTGCAATGGGAATGACACTGTCTATCTCACGTATCTTTGACAAGATATAATCGTAATCCTGCACATTGCCGTATGTGACATCTATGAATCCCATTCTATGCCAATCACGATAACGCATCGCATTCTGTCCTGTGATAAGACATTCTTCAGGGACAAATGCCCATGACTTGAAATAAAACTTGCCCTCTGACTCGACCATTAATGACAGCGCAGTAAGGTCGGAGACAGCAGAAAGGTCAACTCCTATATATGCATAACTTACACTTGGAAGATTTGACATATCTTCCAATGTCATAGGTCGCATGTTTGACTTTAACAAATCATAAGGCAACCATACATTCTCTGACTGTCTCCACTCATTTAATGTCTTTGTGCGTATACCGTTCTCTAATGACACATTGTTCTTTGCTGCTGTTAGTTCTTCTCTCATGAACTGTCTGAACACGGTCTGGTCAAGACTTGGTGAACACTTTATCCAACACTCTTCATCCTGCCAATCATCACCTTCATCTAACTGATAGATTGCTGAAAAATATGCGTCATCTTTCTTGTCTCCTCGCAATATGTCTATACAAGTCTGCCATGTACTGTAACACGGATATGCTTCACCAATCAGGAATCCTGCAGTCGTTAACACAATCATCAACGGTTGCTCTCGTGCTGCTTGAGATGACTTCATTACATTGTAAAGATCCCAGTTCTTCTGCGCGTGGAACTCATCGAATATTACTACTGATGAGTTCCACCCATCAAGACCCATTGACTCTGATGACAATACTTGTATCTTTGACTTGAAGTATGGTACTCGTATCTCTGATCTGTATGTCTGAAATATCTTTCGCAATGGGTCTACCGACTCTGCATAGTTCTTAATCTGGTCAAAACAGATACCTGCTTGCTTCGCATTGTTTGCGATAATATCTATCTCTTGACCTGACTGCTTGTCACCTATCATAGCTGCAAGACTTAATGCACTACATATTGCTGTCTTGCCGTTCTTTCTGGAAATCATTAGGAATACTTTTCGTGTGACTCTGTAACCTGTGTCTTTCCACTTCCAACCGAAGATCTGACTGATTAACCATAACTGCCACGGCAATAACTTGAAGTGCTGCTTGTTGTGCTGACCTGTTGAATGTCGCATCTTCCAAATGAAGTTTATACGGCGAGTGACATCTTCTTCGTCAAAGTACATATCATCTCTGTTGTCAAAATCAAGTGTTCTCTGACAGGCAAGTTTTATATACTCACATGCTACTATAGACCCGTCTAACACACCCTTTACATAATCAACATAACCGTGAATGTTGTATTCAGGTTCTTTTTCATGATATTTTGGTGTTAGGTCTATAAATTTCATCAATTGAATGTTACAGTTATTATGTCTGTGCCTGTTGCGTCATCGGTTATAGTCAATACTGCACTGCCTGTGATGTTGTACTTGTATATCAATGGCAAGTTGTCTCCACGAGGATCTCCTACATCTGTTCTCACGACATCTACTAATGTGATATTGGAAGTAGTTGTCCATGTATAATTATATGTAATGTTTGTTCCTTGTGTTGTCCACATTGCAAACTGATATGTGCCTGTCAAATTCAATGCGTCTCCATCGTATAAGTAATGATTGCCCCATCCACCTTCTGCGATTGACTTGTACTGTAGTTCGTAAGGCAACTGTACTGTTGGCCAAATCTGTGTGGATCCCAATATTACCTTACTTGCTGATGTTGTTCCTAACTTTATATCCGTAGCGTCTTGTAATCTCATTGTGTATATACTGTATGTTTATTCATATATATTCAGGTGTTGACTTTGCTACATATGAAAATGTTGTACCTAATAGATTTTCAAAGAATCCACCACTTACATAATCATATAATCCTATTGCATCATCTGATAATCGTCTTACAGGAACAAAATCTCTTAATAAAACATTGTTTTCCCATAACTTGCCGCCATAGAACTCGTTTCCTGCTAACGTGTCATCATATATTGGAGTGTTAACACCCTTTGTTGCAAAAAATGTAATAGTCGTTTGTGAGACAGTGCCAGAAGTATAACCTGCATCAAAACTATATACAACTGTATCATTCATATCATATATGGTACATACACCCTTTGCTGTAACTACATATCTGTACTTATATCCTGATAATGAACTGAAACTAATAGTACTATTATAAACACTATTGCTTCTTCCTAATTGTGCAATACTTAATACATGATTTGAAAGTTCAAATTGTAATCCCCATGTTCCTGTGGATCCCCAATAACCATTTCTTTCATTAACATGAGAATCAAAAGTACTCATAAGTCTATAATTATGGGAATTATTACCATAATTCGTAGGCATCTTCATTGTCATCTCAACAACAGTATTCTCACTTGCAGTATATAATGTATCTATTAAAGCAGATGACGGTGTAATGATACTTTCCAATATCTCGTATGTTGCAGTTGGTGCAGGCACAGGGTCATTACCCCAATATACCTCACCATTTAAATAAATACGATTGACTGAACTACCGTTGAACTTTATGTCGTTTACATATTTGTCTGATTTCTGTATCATAAGAATTAATTAGTTAGTTTTGTGGTGTCCAAGCATTGTTCTGCCAATTGTAATCTACATTGTTGTAATGTATAGTTGCTGTTGATGGAATATAAGAATCACCTTGTGAAGATAAGTTATTAGTTAACTTCATTAATGTTGCTTCTACAGTAATGTAAATGTCTTTTACATATACATTACTATTAAAATTAAACTTAAACATTTGTGAATAACTAGTTAATGATGATAAATCACAATCAGTAAAATCCAATATTATGCCAAGTCCTGTAACACTTGTCGTTGCTCCATAAAAAGTGCCAATTGCTGAACTCACTGATGAAGTATTTATTCTTGATAAATTAACGTATTGTAAATGAGAACAATTTTGGAACATTCCATTAATAATTGTAACTCTTGAAGTATCAAGTGCAAACTTCTTTATTGATATAAGATCTGCATTGCCGTTAAAACATCCGTTCAAACTTGTTAATGTGCCTGTCCATCCTGTAAGATAAAACTCTCCTAACGTAGAATCCACTGTGACCTCTACATTCGTATTATTTAACTTAATGTTAAAGTTCTCTGTTGCTGTTGTCGTTCCCCAGATCTGATAATCATTTGGTGACTGTCTTCGTATGTTCACTTTGTCTGCTTCTTTGTCATAACCAACATTTGGAAACTCTGGAAAAGCAGATTCTATATAATTGTTATAATCCGCTGTCGTATCGAATGTATTTATGTATTTTGACTTCATATTTATATTATTATGTAAAGTGTATTTATATCTGGTGTTGTAATCAAATCATAATCATTCTGACTTCCTGTCCAAATGTTATGAACTGTAGTAGACTGAACTGAACTTGCAAATGCTGCTGCTATCGCTTGATTCTGATTCTCGTTGTCGGTCTTAGTAACGAACTTATTATTTGCCCAACTTGCTGTTGCATATCTATTGTCAGATTCAGTCTTTGTATAGTAATTAGCAAAGTTGTCATTTATTGACAAATGTGCTAATCTATTGTTCGCGAGCTCTTTGGCTATCGCCTCGTTGCTGTTATCCAAATCTTCTTCACTTACGCCTGATGATGTAGGTATCTCTGACTTTAAGGCATACTTGTCTGAAAGTAATGTCGTCCCTTCATAAATGCCGTTACTATCTATCTTTGCTAATGTCGTTAATGATGTAGGCTGCTGTCCTGAAACTGAATCTACTGTCTGGAACTTAATGACGCCCTGCTGTATATCGAACTGCCCACTAGATGAATTTGTATAATTATTCATTGGAGCTAAAACTTGTCCGATAAATCCTTGCAAGAATTGTGGTCTTACGAACATACCTGACTTATTTACGCCGAACGCTATGTCCGTGTTCATTAATGCATCATTATTTGGAATGTTGTAATGTCCAAATCTACTTTCGTGCGTCCACTTGTTATCTGCTGTAAATGTCTTTTCACCGCTAATCGTCTGTGCTGTATTAATCGTAACTAAGTTCGATGTGTCAGGCTGTACTTGTGAAACGGCCGTGTCGACATAATTCTTAGTAGCATAGTTTTGTAATGTCGTCGTCAGAGAACTGTTCGTCACATAGTTACTTGTTGCATCTGTGATATAGTAGAACACGTCTGGATCTAATGTCTGTGACTGTTCTAGTGCATCGTATTCTGATTGTGTTAGACATACTATTTCATTGCCGTCATCTGAAGTAACTACATTGCTTGGAACTGAAGGATTGTTCTCCAAAGTAGTCACACGACCATCAAGTGAAGTAATGTCTGATGTTATTGGATTAAGTGATGTGCTAAGTGCAGAATTAGTTACATAATCTTGTAATGTAGTGTTAAGTGAAGTAGAAGTGACATAATCAGACAAGTCTATGTCTAACATTGCGTCATCTACATACTTTTTAGTGGCGTAATAATCTAATGTCGTTTCAAGTTCTTTTTTAGTCTCGTAGTTCTGTAGTGTAGTATTGAGTGAAGTAGAAGTGACATAATCAGACAAGTCTATGTCTAACATTGCGTTATCTACATACTTTTTAGTGGCGTAATAATCTAATGTCGTTTCAAGTTCTTTTTTAGTCTCGTAGTTCTGTAGTGTAGTATCTACTTCTGACTTAGTGTAGTAATCAGAAAAATCTATGGCCAATATTGAATCATCGACATACTTTTTTGTGGCATAATTATCTAATGTCGTTGCAAGTTCTTTTTTCGTTTCGTAGTTCTGTAGTGTAGTATTAAATGCAGAATTAGTGACATAGTTCTCTAATACTGTTCCTAACTCATCTTCATTGATATAAGGTTCTAACTCGTCTTCAAACTCACTCTCTGTAATATACTCGTCTGAGATCTTGCCAATCGACAATATAGCAACATCTGCTTCCATCTTGATGTTGAAATGATATGCATCGTTTGAATCGTACTCTGCAATATTAGATGTTGACTCTGCTGTTGATGTGACTATCTGCAAAAGACAGGGTGCATATGTTCTGCGGTTTAGGTTCTCATTTAACCAAGTCAACTCGACTCCATACGTTGTCTTCTGTAGATATGCTGCTTGAATTGGCGCAGACGCAGTACCGTTACTGTTCACTGTAACAGGAAGATTAATCCTCTTTCCGTTGTCTGCTATCAAACACATATGAACATCTGACACCGCACTTAAATCGTAATTGACCCAAGCACCAGTTTCGGTGTCGTACTCTGTAATCTGCACAAGGATTGAAAAATCGTTACCTGCACATATCCTTAGCACATTACTCTTGTTGTCTATAATTTTGTTCATAAGGTGTATGTTGTGTATTTATTGTAAACATTACATGTTCACAACATGTAATTATATAGTGTTTTATAACTGTTAAAATTGTATTTGCTATTTGGTATCTAGAATCATCTAGATGTACATCTACTTTCATCTACTTACATTTAATCTAAGAATCATATATTTATACGATTGCTATTTTAGAGGTCATCTAGCGTCATTCTAGCGTCTTACTTTAGTTCTCTAAGATACCGTTAACATAATCTGACTCATCAAAGATCTTCGCACCTTGTCTGTCTAAGGACTTCATCTTGCTCTTCTGATATGGACTTGCTGCAAAAGTTGAGAGTAACTTCTGAATCTGACTTGAGGCAGTATTCATCGCACTGAAACTTGGATGAGGTCTGTAATCTCCTCGACTACTCAGGAAACTTACTCCTGTCTCTTTGATGTCGTTCCGTGCTTGTACATATACATTGTACCAATCACATATCATGTCTAATGAAACTGTCCAAGAGGGATCTATCACTCCGTAATCTCTGACTAACTGATCTATTAGGTCGTGCATATACTCTTTCACCTCTTCGGGTTCGTCATCATACTGCTTCTTCATTCTTGTCTCTGTCTTCATGGAATCATTACTTGAAATATTTGTATATATAAAAATATAAACATTAATGAAATGTTGAAACATTCATGTTTTCAATATGATAATGTTTACATTGTCATTACAACTTTAGAAATAATTTGTTAAATTTTAGAGTTTGTCAACCAAAAGAAATTTTAAATGTACAAAAGAGGAATGGACTGTCTTATTAATCCTTCTGGGGCAAAATAAAAGACAGACCCCGGGTATAATGAGGCAGAATTTATACAATACCCCCAAAAGTTGTCAAAAAATGACAAACTTAGTTATAACGCTCTATGAACTCTGAGTCTCCATGCTGATGAATGTACTGATGACACTCATGACATAATGATATTAAGTTGTCGTAATTGAGAAACCAATACCATCTCTCTTCTTCTGTAGGAAAACTCCCGAAGACTTTCTTGTGATGACATTCAGTTGCAGGTCTAACTCTATCGTGTAATAAACACCTCTCACATAATGGTTGGTCGTATAACTTTGTCTGTCTTAGATTATGCCACTCTTTTGTTCCATAATATTTCTGCCACTTGTTGTCACTGAACTTAGGATGCTTATTAGCATGATATTTCTTTGTCTTCTTTAAGGTATTAATGCGAGGCATAGTTACTTTGTGTCTACGTTTATGTTCGTTTGTCATCTGAGTTCTACATTAGTGTGGTTGACTGTTGCTGTCTCAACTTTGTCACCATCAAAGTCTAACGTGACCTTCCATACATACTTACCATTCAACTTATGCGATGATATGCATTGTCCTTGAAAGGTCTCAAACGCTAACTTATCTAACTGAACTATTCCACCATTTGGTAGAGTTACCGTCTCATACGTGTTGTTGTCCATATAGTAATATAATATATATTATTTTGTAGATAATAGTTTACAATATATCTATATATAAAAATATATATCTTTGTCCTATAATAGTAAAAGTTGTATTAGCAGAAAGAAAGTCATTTTTTATATATAAATTAAGATTCATTCTGCTAATACAACTTTTAGATAATCCATTCTTTATTACGCCATTGTCTAATTGTTTCTTCAGACTTTCTAATATTATTTGCCAATTCCTTTTGACTACAGAATGTATCTCCAATATTCAATCCATACTTAATTCTTTTAGACTCTGGCATTTTATCTGTAACTGTTATAATCTTTCCTTTTTTACCAGCAAAGTACTTATTGAAGTATTTTGTAGCATTATCATATCCATCAAGAACAATGTCTTTACTTATTGCTTCACTATTGTTGATTATATTCTTAATGTCATTATCAGTATAATAATGAGACTTATATAATCTGCGAACAATCTCCATTTTATTATTGTCAATGTCATTATCATTAAAAATATAATCATCTGCGAATTTGTCATCAATGAACCTATACTCATAATCCCTAAGTTGTCCTTTAACAGTAGCAAACAAGTTATCATCAAGACTAATGAACATATTATATAACTCGATGAATATGCTTGAATAGTCCAGTTTTATCAACTTATTCTTTGATTCATCAGACCCATAAAGACACCATAACAAATATGCATATTGAGATAAATCAATACTATCATCATTCAACTTATTATGAATTGTTCTGCACATATTAATTATTTCCCATTCACACCAATCAAAGTTGTCACTATTTGACAACTCAATGAATCTCATGATAAGTGATATGACATTAGCATTTTTCATACAATAATCTTTATCACAACAATCAAATATGGGTCTGTAGTACTTATAACATTTAACAATATTCTTTACCCAAACTTCAATAGACGGATGATTGATGTTTATAGACTCATACATAGTATCACTCCATTTTTCTTCTTTTAATATGTCATATACTTTATCTCTCATCCTTTCATTTTCTTCAGCATTGTTCTTTATATAGTTTCTTGCTACACCAGAATAGTTGTCATCATAATATTTCTTACAAAGAACAAATCCATTTTCCTTGTCACCATAAATCCTATAATTGTTTCCGTCAGCATCAATGTCATAGTATTTGAAGTTATTATCATTTCCTGTAATCTTCTTCATATTGAACAAAGTATCTTTACTATATCCATCAATGTTCTTCAGCACTTCAAATATGTTGTCAGATTTGATGTCCTCAATTAGTTTCCAACCATATTCATTATACTTGTTTTTCTTATAGTCATAAGTAGTTCTGAGTTTCTTGTTCTTTACCTCAAAATATTTCAAGAGTTTAGTTATGTTGTCTACAACATTACCAATAGGAATTCCGTCAATCATCAAGTTATTTGTCACAACACTGTCATATAAAGTATTTGTTCTAATGCTGTCATCAAGTGTATCAAATATCTTCTTACGAATATCTTTCCAATTGCTTGTGTTATATCTGTTGTTTCCAATTAAGTTAATGATCTTCATGTCCTTGCATTTCCTAAAACGACCACTAACCTGCATTTCTTCTTCAAATGAAATATTGTCAACAATTATTAGCAACACCTTGCATTCATCATTAATGTCAATTCCAACACTTGCTGCAGTACTTGTGATGATTATCTTATATTCATCAAGTCGTTGTTTCTGTTCAAACAGTTTCATCACATCCTTGAATTTGCTCTTACGATGATATACCAATGTCTTATATTTGTCATCAAGTTGTTTTGCGACTGCCTCATCCATATTGACAGAACCAGTTCCATTATATATGAACACCTTGTCATATTCTTCATTATCAAGTGCTTTTTCAGCAATTGCCATAGCATTGTACATATTGTTCCCAAATGTGTTCACATATTCTATTTCAGTCTTCTTGTCTATATTCTTATTGATATAAAATATTTGTCGTTCATCAATCTTGAACATATCATCCTCATCTGTCGGTGTTGCAGTCTGAAATATTATTTTCACATGATCTTTAATCTTATATAGCATATCAATGAACGGAATGATACTTCTATCACGATATGCCTCACTGAACAGTAGATGACTCTCATCAATCACAAAATAGTCAAACTGATTGAACCATTCAATATTTCTTTGACCAATCAGTTTGTCATAATTGCTAACTACAAGACCATTCACAATTGTTGGAAACTTTATTCCTCCATAAACCAATGTTGTGTCATCATCATATTTACTTACGATGATGCTATTTCGTGGTTCACACACAAGAACTTTGTTAGTAGACAACCCGTCAGGACCTGTCATCTTAGTCAGTTTTTTCCACACCTCAGTCTTTCCATATCCAGTTCCAGCAACAAGCAAGTTAAATCCAAAGTTGAACTTAATCTTTGTTATTACATCACCGATGTATTCATCCTTATTAAGATTAAAGACATTATGATGTTCTTCATTCTCAACAAGTATTCCTAACTTATATAGGTCATTAGCAATAGTCTTCACACAACCTGATTTGCCATTGAATGCTTGCTTAAGATGAATTATACTGTCATCCTTTACCTTTGAGTTAGGATAAGTCTTAAATATATCAATTGCAAGTTGAAGACCTGCAGTACCGAAGAACTTCTTGCAAGTCATTGCTAACCATACACGTCTAATTGCATTGAATCCTTCAATGTCACAATCAGATTTAATAGTATAGTTGTTGATGTCGAACTCTGGACTTATTTTCCAGTTGTTTGATGACATATAGTTTGTGTTGTCATATATGTTTCTATTCTCAACAACTACGTTGTTCTCCTTCAGTCCTTGCAGTTCATACGGTTCATATATGTCATTAGATAAAACAAAACTATCATATGAAACAAATCTTTGACGATTGATGTTAGAACATTGCTCATCAATAGTTATTCCATACTGTGCGTACAGAAGTTTAAGTTCACGGAAATAATCAATAAAAGTTTCCTTTGTTACATCATCACTTAAACGATGAATTACAAATATGCCTCTACCTCCACATGACATAGATATGTTTCTAACACTCTTGAAGTTATCAACAATGAAGAACTTAGTAGCATCAATAGAGTTTTTACTAAACCATTCTTTATTGTCTCCAAGATCAATGTCAATGCATATAAGTGGAATTATCTTTGCATTATTTACAGATTTAGATTGTCCCTGTTCATATTGTGCTGAAACAAGAAACATCGGTAATTCATTTTTTAATGCATCATATTTAGATGACTTATATTCTTCTGTTCTTAACTTTTCAATAATGTATTTGTATTCATCAGATTCTACAAGTTCATCAATATTTATTGACTTATAATGTCTATCATATTTTGAACTATAAAGACATACATTAAACTTATCATTTTTTCTTAACATAATCAATCAACTTTTATTTTCCCATATTCACCATACATCTGCTTCAAGAACCCTTCAAAGTTCTTGACTGCTTTCTCATCCCATTGGATCTTTTTTGTTTCTTTATTGTTCATTGTTTTATAAATAATAACGATCTAAGAAATCCACGGCGACCACTCCGCTTCATTCTTAGATCGTTTATATTTTTGTTTACTGTTCTATTGTGGTCGACGAACAGCTTATAACCATTTTTATAATGTCAATTTATCAATTAACATAATTGATATATATTAAAAATAATACTTTACATCAATCTAATTCAATTTCTCATCAATATTCTCCCACATCACCTTGCTTCCATCAACTATCTCAATAGTCCATCCATCGACATCTCTTTCTTTCAGCATTGCATATTCAACTGGCGCACGTTGCTTACCGATGAACAGTCCTGCTCGGTAGAGACTCGTGAAGTAGTGATGTTCATCTCCACGAGTAATCATATAGAGTTCATTTCCTTCAAGTAGTGATTTATCTTTCATTGTTGTCATCCTTATTATATTTTTCTTCAAACAATAATTTATTTAAATTTTCATATTCTTCTGTCTCATCTAATATCTTCAAATATTCTTTAAATGAAGAATGAAGTATACTATATATAAGCCAAAAAATACATCCAACAAAAAGTATTGACCATATAATTCTACCCAATATAGGATTTACAATGTCACTTGGAATAGAAGGTAAACATACAGCAATTATAATTCCAATTATCCATGTAATAGTAGTTATAATAGAATTTCTTTTGATAAGACGTTTAGCCAAATATTCTCTTTCATTTCGTTCAATTTGAGCATCAACATATTTACTGTCTAAATATTCTTCAAAACTCATGTTTTTGATAGAATCGAACTCATCTTTTAAATTTTTAATTTCTTTCATATGACCCATTTTAAATGTGTTACATTTCATATTCTTTATGTTTTAATTAGTTGTTATATCATCTTTGATGATGTATTGTATAATACCATATATATTAAAAATATAATATTTAATAAAAAATTTCAAAGAAATATGACAAAAAATGAGTAAAATATGAAAAAAAAAAATCATCCTATTCTCACGAACAAGATGATCGATATAAATATATTTAATTATTATGAATGAAAATATTTACAATTATAAAATATAATAATCAAAAGTGAAATTTAAAAGAACAGGGCAACTTTTTTTGCTGCCCTGTGTAATTCTCTTATAATTTAGAAGATGTTTTTCAATTCCGTTTCATAATCACGAAGAACAACAATTGTTTCCTCAAATTCATTAGTCATAACAAATGTGTATCTGTTGCAAGAAATCATTTTGTTTGTCATTCCTGTGTTCTTGAATGGCGCCTCGCCAATGATTTTCCAATCGTCAAGATGATCCATAATATATGCTTTTGCATTTTCTTCATCAAAGGTGTCTTCAAGAAGTTTGGTGATTACAAGTTGATGTTCATAAGAATCCTTGAACTTGTTGATGATTGTTGTCATAATAGTTTCATCATTCATTCCGCTTGTGAAGTTTTTAATAATGTTTTCATATTCGGCAAGAATATCATTTTTACAGGTGTCCCAAGTTCCAAGATCCATACCTTCAGGTTTTGGAATGAAATTGTAATGCATTCTGCCAACAGCAAGATTGCGATAATTAATGTTCTTTACGTTATCGTTGAAGATGTTTTCTAAACTTTTCATAATGTTTAAATTTTAAATGATTAGTATTTTTTAATTTTTGTATTTGTAATATTTAAATGATGGGTAAAAAATTCAATGTTGAAGTGTTAAATAATTGTTAAAAGAACAGGGCAACTTTTTTGCTGCCCTGTGTAATTTTTCATATTAGTTCAACCACAACCACACATTTTCAATCTCATCATCAGTGCAATATTTGCTGTAGAATGATTTAGTGTACATCATTTTGTTGTACCATTTCTCGAGTGTAGCAAGGAACTTATCATCGTCTTTAATAATTTGGAATAATGAACCTTCTTTGCGTTTCATATAGAGAACTGTGTTGAAGAGATATGCAGTGAATCCGATAGTGTCAAGAAGTTCCATGTATGCCATGAAGTTATGTACACAGTAATCATTTAGCATTCGCTCAATGTAGTCATTCATTTTATCAGAATCATTGTAGTACACGTACAAATCACTCATGAACGAATAGTTGGGTTCTGAACGGTAATCAGGATTTGGATTATCACCAGTTGAATGTTTGTAGTACACAGAAGATAGAGTACTCATTGCTTCAAAAGTGTTCCAATTCTTCACGTTGTTGTTCTTGTTTTCTAAACTTTTCATTTTCTTTAAACTTTAAATAGTTAGTAATTTGTTTTAATTACGAATATAATATAGAATCATTCAGTCAAAGATTCAACTGCACGTTGTTAAACGATGTTAAATGTTTTTACAATTTAGAATAGATGATTTCAATCATTTTATTTCTGTCATACTTTGCGTCTTCAATATAATCAGTATTGACCTTAATACCGTTTTTGTCTAATCTTACCATTTCATTCAGTCTATCAAACCAAACATTGAATACGTTTTTGAAACCTTCATTGGCATAACTCAATGTCATTTTTGCCTGCTTGATTGCCTCGTTATTCTCACTGTTCTGTACTTTGTACTGAATTAAATCGATGTAGTTCATAATTCTTAATTTTAAATTGTTAGTAATTTGTTTTAATTACGAATATAAAATATAAATGATCAAACGAAGATTCAACATCACTTTGTTAAAATAGTGTTAAAACAAACACGGACTAATAACAATATTGTTAACATAATTTAAAACACATCAAATATTTTAGCATATCTTAACATTTATGAAAAACTTTATATAATTTTGTACTGTGGTTAAACTACTGAACCACAGCAACATATTGTACAACATCTAAACTTAAAAAAGTAATGAAAAGAAACAATGATTCATTAGACCAAGCACTTGCGAACGTTGGTCTCATCAACCGCTTCAAGAAGATTCTTAACAGTGAACGTATGGATGAGTGGACTGCTGACGCTATGACTGATCTTATTACTGAATGGAAGAACGGTTACACACAGCGAGCACTTGAACGTCTTGATGAACAGATCGCAAAGATGCAGGAAATGCGTGAACTTACGCTGAAAAAGCTAGAACAAGAGAAAGCATCCGCGGAGTAAGTCGTCAATTATGACGCAAGTCCGACCATTATGCTTTCGTATTTTGATTTGAGATAAAAGGACTATAAATAAGATCTGAAATGAAAATGCATTAGAAGGGTCTCGTTAGAACCCTTCTTTTTATGTATATAATTATTTGCTTTTAGTTTACTAAAAATACAAAAAAAAACCTGCTATTCTCACGAACCACAGGAAAAGTTTATAACATTTAAAGTTTATAACAAATGAAAAGTTTTGTACGAATTTTTAGATATATTAATGAAATTAAAAAATATGAAAGGTTTGATAAATTTTAAATATGAAAAATTTTGATAATTTTTAAAATTTAGCAATATGAACAATTTGAGTGATATAATATCATTATATATATAAAATAGCAACATTCTCTTGCGAGATTCAAAAATTATTAGTACTTTTGTGCGTTTCTAAATTTTAAAAACATTTTATTATGGCAACAATTTGTATCAAAGGTCGTGGTTCTGTTATGTATCTTAAGAATCGTGATGATTATGATTATGACAATTCATATTACTTCTTATCATTCATTGATGAAGTGACTGTTGACGATGAAGAAGTTGATTGGGAGGAACATATAATAGAAGATGATCTTCTCTCAAATCTTGACTTCGAAAAGGATAACACATCTTTGCAGTACATTGTGAATGAAGATGAATACGACGGACAATTCTACTTTGAGTTCTATTTTGAAGATGTTGATGATGCAGACGATTATAAAATAATAATTAACAGAACAAAAAAAGGTGACTACTTATCTGAACAATTGGGATATAATAATGGAATCTATATGCCTGAAACTATAACTATTAATGATGAGGAATATATTTCTGATGAACCAAATTATATGGGTGAATATATAGAAAAAGACATATGAAAAGTCAAATGCTGCGGTTCTCGCGAACCGCAGCATTTTGTGTTAAAAAATATATAATATACTGTCATATTTGTTAAATAATATTTAATATTTTTGAGTAAAAGTATTGACTTTGTTAAATTATGTTTCGTTTTATACTTTTGATATAATTTGTTTGAATTTATTATACTAAAATTATAAAACTATTTTGTCGAATGAAAAACATTTTTTAATTTTGCAACTGTAAACTACACTACTAACGTAACAACAGTCAAAAAATTGTTCACACTATGTACAAAGTCATTTCATTCACAAGAGTTAGTTCTCAGCAGCAGAACCTAGAATCTCAAAACAAAGAAGTACATGATGCTATAATCCGTCATGGATATTCTGAAGATGAGATATTGTATGTCCAACAGAAAGAATCTGCTATAAAGTTATCAATGGAAGAACGTGTGTCATTACAGCAGATGTTCAACTTAATCAAACAGTACAATACAATAGAATATGTTTTCGTATATGAGATAAGTCGTTTGTCTAGACAACCAAAGATGCTATATGAACTGCGTGACTTCTTCATAGAACACAAAGTAAATCTTAAATCACTAAAACCTGAACTTACACTATTAGACGATGATTTTAAACTGTCACAGACTGCAAGTATAATGTTTAGTATATTTGCTTCATTGTCAGAATCAGAAATGATGCTGAAGAAAGAGCGAATGGCACGTGGCAGAGAGTACAAAAGAGCACAAGGACTATATGCAGGTTCACCCATTGCGATTGGATATAAGCAAGACAAAGACAAGATAGTTATAGATGAACCAAACGCTGCACTAGTACGTAGAATCTTCACAGACTACATTTCAGGTAAATCTGTCAGAACATTGGCAAAAGAACTGCAGAATGAAGGTTGGCGTAAGAACACCAAGTTTCTGACACTTTGCCAAAGTATTCTGAACATCCTTCACCGAGAATATTACTGTGGAGACAAACTACATCCGGCAATAATAACAAGAGAACAGTTTGAACAAGCAAAGCAAGTCGCACAGTCAAAGACTATCTATCGTACATCACGAACAAATGCACTATTAAAGGGATTAATATATGATAAAGAATCAGGTTATCTTATGTCTTCAAATATGTCGAACGGACAATATTACAGTAGAAGATACGGTCATTGTACTATATCTATGAAAGCAGCAGACACACTAGTTTCTGGAGTAGCAAGAGAGTGGTATGAACAGATATATGTCGTAAAGGCAGATGAATATAGACAAATGATAGAATCTGAGATAGAACGAAACAAACGAATCATATCTACTATGACAGACAACATAACTAATAATCAAGATAAAATAGATCGTATAGAAGAACGATACATAGACGGTAAAATAAGTAAAGAAAAAGCAGATGAATTAGAACGTAAAGCATTCGAAGAACTAAACTACTATAAGTCTAATCTGGAGAATGCAAAAGTACAAGTTGACATATTACAACAGAAATTACAAAATTACAACTTACGAACAGATGACATCTATGATATAGTACATGACGTAATCAATAGAATATATTGTCGTAGACTATCAAAGTATGTCTGTGAGGTTACTATCATCAACAAGTACACTGGAGAACAACGCATATACGAGTACAATACTAGAAAAATGCAGATCGTGCACTTTGAAGTAGTAACACGACCCGCATTGTATCTTTTGTAAACATTACATGTTAACAACGTGTAATTAAGTGAATAAGAAATGAATTATATTTCAGTTTGGTTAAGACGCAACGTGTTGTCCTTCTGTTATGTTATAAGTAAATGTTGTTGTGCATGAATGTTCTCCGTCATCAAATGTCAATGTTGCTGTCCCACTTCCTGCTTGATAAATAGAAACATTCACACCAGAGATGTATGACTGACCATTTTCATTTGCATCCTCTGTGTATCCAATACCTACGTTCTCATTGTCACTTGTTACACACATAGAAGTAATGTCATAAGAGATGTTGTTTCCATCAGAGTCTATGACTTCTATTGGGTAAGTAAATTCGCCAAAGTCAGGATCTAATTCACCATTTATAGTGTCACCATCTGCTGGAGAAGAGAAGTGATATCCAGTTGCAGAATCAGTAACTGTAAGTGTAACAGTGCAAGATGCTGTAAGACCTTCATAAGTAACAGTCACGTTGTCTACATATGTTTGTCCTGCTGATATTTCAGGCAATGCATCTTTTGCCTTAAATATTCCACCTGTAGATTCTATAGGTTCGAACTTGTTATAATTAAGACCGCTGAACATAGAACTTTCAAGATGTATAGATAGGCCATCATAAAGTACATTAAATCTTGCTTGAGATTTTTCTCCTGTATTGATGTCATATGAAGTATCGTAATTCGAATTATCAAATTCAAGTGTATGTGTCTCAGGCGCATCCTCAGCAGTTAATCCATTCATATACTGTAATGCAACATATTTACCTATCTTGTTATATACCTTTGCATTTGCAGTATATGACTTATCACCAGCAGTGAATGCTACCTCAACCACATCAGTTACATTAAGACTACCATCAGTATCTTCTACCTTCAGCACGAAGTTAGGAGTCTTAGCAAGATCAAGTATCTCTTCTTGTGGTTTAGACGTCATAACCACACTTGGCGCTGTCAGTTCTCCACTAAAACTATCATTACCAATGGTAACAGTTATATTTTCTCTAATCATGATTAAGTATTAATAAATTTTTATATTCTTGTTATTTCTTTACTCAAGTGTTTTGCTATTCCAGCAGCATGATATTTTACTATATCATCTATACCCTGTTCGCTCATCAGAAGTTTTAGGTCTGACTTATTAGTATAGAACAAGTTCTCAGTCAGAATGCAAGGGCATTTACAGTTCTTAATGATATAGAAGTTATTGACCCAGTAGTGTTCACGAGGAACGCTGCGATTGCCTGCATAACCCAATGCAGCACCTGCCTCATATACTTGTTTGGCGAGATCCTTACTACGCATTGATGCATTATTCGCAATATGTACGCTAAGTCCTGATGCATTATTCCACGATGACCCATCACCAACTGCGTTGCTATGCACGCTAATCATTATGCAGTTTCGTGTGCCATATTTATCGCATAACTTATTTATGCGTCTTACTCTTTCTCCGAGAGATATGTCATCATTTTCAGGAACCACCAAATGCACCTCTACATTGCTTAGATATGTAGTCAGATAGTGTCTTAGTCTGTTCACTATCTCACGGTTTCCATTTCCTTCACGATAACGGTTTTTATATACCAAAGAAGAATCACAGTCGAATTCCTCTGGGTCTAACTTTGGACTGTATTTGCCGTTAGTGTAGTCATCTGCACCATGACCATTGTCAAGTATTATATGCATGATGTTCATTACTTCTTATTTTTAGATATGAATCCAAGTTTCCAACCCTGTGATTCATATTCTTGTATTTCTTCTGGTTTTACATATTTGTTATGTATACCATTGTTCATCCACTTTTTTTCGTGTGTATTTATGTTCCAACCCAATGTCCACCCAACACTTAAGTACTTATTAAGTTCATCTTGTTTAACATTTTTATTTACACCATCTTTATTAATATGAACTCGTCCATTACTAATAGTGTTGCCCATCATACATTTACGTCGTTTTTCCTTAAAGTTGTCATCGTGTGTTTTCCCCTTTAATGCCTCACTTATATGTTTGCATCTTTCAGGAGTAAACACTGTACCAATCTGACGTTCTCTAAGTTGTTTTCTCTGTTCTTCATCCCAAGTTCTGTTTCTAATTTTATTAAGTTCAGGATTCAAAACATTGATCCAATATGCTTCACGATCTAATTGATTATCTAAATCATAGTAATCAAATGTTTCAATGAACTTATAATATACATCCTTGTTGTAAAACATTCCGCTTGGACACACATGAGCATATGTTCTTTGTTCTAAATTTTTACTTTGTCCAACATATAAACATTTGTTGTCGTTTCTTCTATAAAATGCGTATATACCAATCATAATAAATTCCTTTTATTATAATATATATCACCTCTTACAAAAGATTCAATCATCATTTGTATTGTTTTTAATATCCATATCAGCGTCCATCTGATCTGTCTTAATCCTATAATGTGTATTTAAGCCCCACAAGCTACCAGAGAACGTGAACACCTCACCCAATGCAGTCAAAACAGAAGGATGAATCTCGCCTATTGGTGGAAGAAACATGCCCAATAAAATCATGCTTACACCTATGAACACTAACACCACTGCACATATTATCATCCATTTTAATTTTACGTGCTTAATTTTTTCGTCTTTTTTCACTTTATTTTGTTTATTATATTTAGTGGCGAGTGTATTTTAATGTGCGTCACCATTCACATTTAGTATATATATAAAAATACAATATTTTATTATTTTAGAATTGTCGTTGTTATTGATTTATGCTGACCTGAACCATTTACATCCAAAGTTATTTCTGCACGAATTGATATTCTTTCATCTAAGTTTGCATCAGTTACCACGTTGATAGTATTATTATATTCAATTCTTATGGTCGCCCATGGAATATCATTTTCATTCAATGTTCTACTTGCAGTACCAATTTTTACAGGAGTAATAGCATTATCATACCAATATTCTATATACAAGTTGAATGTCTTATCAGTTGAATTATTAATAACTATATAATTTGTAAAAGTTAAATCAGTTATTTGTAGATTGCTATAATTATATTGCGCTCCATAAAAATCAATTTCAAGATAATTAAAATAATCTGTTGAGGTGCTGCCACCGCCACCTCCACCGCCACTACTTTGAACGGTTAGAACTTGTTTGCAATATGTTGGAAGTGCATACCAAGTCCCAGACAGCGGGTTATCGAAATTAACATATCTGCATTCATTATCACTTAAAGTACTATCTGTATTAGCGCAGCATAACCTAATTTCATAATTTCCTGCGCTTAATTCAGAAGGTATTATAAGTCTAAACGTATCATCACCATCATAATCTACCATACTCATATACTTATATACGTACACACCCTGCATATCGCTTTGGTCAAACTCAGTGCCATACGGATATATTAAGAACATAAAATCAACATAACTACGTACACCTTCAAAATACTTCCACCGTCTAATCATGTCAGTTAATCCGTTGCATTCAAGACGCAATGTACTTCCTGTAGTACCGCAGTTATCTGTTATATATGTAAGATTACATATAGCAGGTGCATAGTGGTTGTAATTCTCAAAATCAGTCAATCTAAATGGCGCACCACGACTTGAATATTTCCATATATCACTTGCATTTGGATGTTGTAATTCATATAACATTTGTTGCGGTGTTCTGAAAGTATACAAATTAAATCCATCATTAGCATCATAAAAGTCTTGAATACTTAATTGTGTTTTACTTAAATTATTTATTGGTTTATAAAAACTATTTGGATTAATCTTGTTTGACCTGCAGCATGTGTATAGGTCAGCAATTTCTCCAATTGTATTAGATATGTTAATAAGTGATACCATAATAAATTTATACACGTGCTGTCACGTCATTAGATGTATTTATGTTGCCTTGAACTGTTATAGTTGCTGATTGTGTGTTTACATCAATCATATCCAATAAGTTTATTAATTTGACAATTTGTTGGTCACTTAGTGCATTTAACTTATTTAATTGTGATTGAGATAAATGAATATTTTGATTATTAGTGTGTGCAGTCAGATTTGTTTGCATAGCACTTATGTTACTATTCTGGTTTGTTAATGTTGACTGCAGATTATTAATTTCATTAAGATTATGCGTATGTGCGCTTGGTGCAAATGTACTTGGTTTATTTGTAACATTAGACCAGTCAATAGTAATGACCGCTTGTCCACCTTGTGTAGTTGTAATTGAATCTATCAATGACTTAAGTACACGTCCCATATTAGCACTAAGCGCCTTTGTTGTGTCAGTAGATGTTAAGTTGTCTACAACATCATTGCGTTGTACATCATCTTCAGGAGGTGCACCATTTGCTGTAACAGATCCAACGCTATAGAAGTTATATCTACAGCATACAGCATCATAGTCATCATTATAGTAAAACCATCTATCTGAAAGTGCTTCGTTGTTTACTATTGTTGTTCCTCCACTACCTTCACTTTCTGTTGTTCCGCTAGATTTTTTAGGAACAGTATATGTTTTAATGTTTATCATTTTTATTGATAATATTAAATTTGCTTATCTCTCTTTAAGTTTTAATTTAGTCGTATTGCTTGCTAAGTTCTTTTCCTCTGAAACGAAGTAATACGTCTTATTCATAAATGATATGTTATACTTATTGAATGGGTTAATATTGCTACTATCATGAACAGTTGTTTCAAGTATAGTTTTTGGTGTGCTATATTCTCTGTAATAAGCATCAACATATATCTTCTCTGGTTTGTCTGTTTCTTGTGTATGATTATCTGTTATACTTAATATCGCAACACCACTATCATCAACAATGTCACTTCTGTTGTTAGAAATGTTAACCTGCATTGATGCTGCCTCTAATGATGTTAAAGCAGTAGTGAACTTGAAATCAATGTCATCTTTTTTATTGATATACTTTTTCTGTTCATCACTTCTATACACAATGTCAGCATCATTGAACTCAACGTTCTTGCCTCTGTCTGAACATAATTCTGCAGAAAAGTTCTTTAACCATATTTGACCTACGTGCGGTAATATACTTACTATATTATCTGTAACTTGTGTGTGCCTAAACCATGTAGGATGTCTACGAATACCATTGTTCCATGTTGCATTATTCACAGGACCGAAAATTGTAAATTTTAATTGTCCACTCAAATGTTTATCATAAGGCAGAGGAATTGCTATACCCTTCTTGTCACCCAATCCCATTTGTGTTTTTACATTGTTCCAAAACTGATGTTCCTCACCAATCACAAATTGATTGTTATCTATGTTCATTGAAATATTGATATATGCTTTATATCTTATACTACCGTCTGACATAACATCGTATTCGCCATCGTTATAAAGTTCTTGTTCTGATTTCCATTCAAATATTTTGTTTGAAAACTTAATTCCATTTTCAATATACTGGTAATGTCTTTCACAACAGTACATATCACCAATCTGTAATTGACATGCCAAAATATCAACACATGGAATAATATCATAATCAGTACCTGATGACTCCAAATATGAATGAGAGTCAAACGAGTATTTAAATCTTTTTGACCAATTATTTCTGTCAAATGGTGGCATCAAGTTTACCAAATTTCTATTTGGGTGCTCACCATTTTGATTGTCATTTGTATATTCTGGGTATTCTGTATCATAAAACAACAGTCCGTAATATGCACCACTATCATTTTTAGGATTTGACACACATTTATATTGATTTTGGTTTCTTGCTGATGATATACTGCTTGACCAACCGTCTATCATTGATAATGTGTTGTTCTTTCTTCTGAACACCATCCAATCAACATAATTGCCACCTTTGTTTGGATTATTTGCTGTGTCAGTCACAGCATTATATATGTCTTCAATATCTAAAAATTTATTAATTACAAATCCATGTGACTTGTCGTATATCATAACATCATCCTTAGTACCATTACCACCAGTACATTCATGTGGTGTTGTCAACCATATACTGCCACTGAACACAAGATAATTATGTATATCAGCACTTGCAGGACTATAGTTACCATCTGTACTATATTCATATTTTATTTCAAGTCCGCTGTTTTTTAAGTCATTTTCCTGTGGAAATTGTGTTGGTGCAGAGTCATAAATGTCATCAGTTGAATGAATAGATTTCTCATCAGAACCATTACCGCCAACATTAATGCATATATAGTCATCAAAATCTGTAACATTCTCGTGCTCTTGAATGTTATTCTTATTGAATTCCTCACCAGCACCAAATGACAACATTGCTGCCGTCATTGGTGTATCAAAGAGATATTTTGGAAGCGCCCACTGATTGTGATATTTTCCATTAATTGGGTCAACGGGCAAATGATTATATATTGATTGTCCGTTCTTAAGAAATTGCCAATCATTTGCTTTCTTTAATTTTATATACCAATTCTTCTTATATGCATTTGTCCACTTATTTACATCTGGTACAGCATTGTTTCTAATCATTTCATAAAATGCAGCAAATGCAGTTTCACCTTCACCAGGTGCAGCATATTCAGTAACATATTTCTGAGGATATGTTATGTCTTGTAATTGTTTCTTATCAAATGGTGAGAATAATACATTATCCATTTCAGTCACACTATCTTTTACAGATATTTGATTATACACATCTGCTATAGTCAACTGAGTGTCATTACTAGCATATTGTGATGGTGCAACATTTATTGTGCTGTAACTTGCTGTGAATGTGTCACCATTGAATATGTCTAACCACACAACTTGATTATCCGTTCTTACTGTCTCCCAGTCAAATATATAATAATCAAAACCATGCTGAACAATATGTAGATTAAGATATTTTAATAATTCTTCTAATATCTCTTCAATACTCCACATATCATCTTCACTGTCACCTAACAGCAACGTTTCAGACACTATAAGTTTTTCGAACAAGTTATTAAATGATTTATATCTTTTACTTTGATCATACCAAACGTGTGGTGTGTATACTGCTTCAACATAATTAGGTATAACATCACCAATGTCGTATATTTTTCCACTATAATTGTTATTAATTGGCATATTAGTTTCCTGATTGTATTTCTTCTTGTGTTGGTATATATCTTGCACCCTGAACCCAGTCACCAGTCTTGAATTGATATGATCTATTGTTTATTTCCATTATTATCCAAGCATAATTTTTATAATACAATGTATCAGTCAATGGGTCATCATCTGGGTCATATAAGTCATCTTCGTCACCCTGTCTAAATTCATAATATGAACCAAGAGTTGTTGCACTTGGTGTTTCAGGTATTCTATCACCAATTGTGTCAGATTGTCCTGTCTTAATTGAACCGTCACTCATAACATTGTCAATTCTAAAATGTTCATAATATTCAAACGGTTGCGGAATTGGTCCATATGACCATCCATCAAGAACATTTACTGTATCAACAACGGTCGGCATTATGTCATCAGCAACATCACCAAGTATCCAATCACCAGTGTTGACAAGTTCACCATTTACAGTCACGTATGCATATTTTTTATAATATGGAATACCGTCTTGAAATGCAATGTCTTCTGATTGTATATAAGTGACATTCATTGGTGTTGTTCCTGTTTGGGTGTTTGTTGTAGTTACTGATGTATTTGAATCAAGTTCCTTTACATTTGTCTCAACGACATAATAATTTATTTCACCTGTCGTTGGGTCTGTTATTCGTTCATAACCTGTTTCAACCCATAATGTTGAGGAATGCGAACCAACATCAGGCATATTTGAAATATTATAGTCAGTATCAGTCAAATGCATCATCGTAAGAAGATATTTGAATGTCCTCATCTGTGCTTCTGCTTTTAACTGACTCCAACTCTTTTCGTCTGTTTGTTGTCTGTATTCAAGAACACCTAAATTATCAATGCAGTTTATGTCAATTGACTCCCATGCATTAGCATAATCTTGATTATATGTACACGGTGTGACATATCCTGCAAACAAGCATGTTGTTGTATCATTTACTGTTCTGCTTATATTCACAACTATTGATGTTGCATTGTTTGCAAATAAATAATCACCCATCCATCGTTTTGATATAAGTGTTATCTTACACGTCTTCTTAATGATGTGTGTAAATGAGTCTTCACACTCAGTAGTAATGGTAACGGGATCATCTGCAAAACGAATCCAATCTGAAGTGTCGATGTTTATGTCACTGCCTGTCTTATCCTTATTGTATATCTTTACTGTTACAGTGTTATTGTCAGAATCTTTGAATGTACCACGTATCTGCATCTTATTCAAATGGTGATTTTTTTGTTCTTTTATAATAATTATGCATGCTGAGATATATATCATCTCCCTTTATGCGGACAGTGCTGACTTGCGGTCCTGCGTCATTTTCAATCAAGTTACCGTGGTCTATCATTTTGAACAATCTTGACTGCTGTGTTGAATTAAGGACCATTTCTCCAGCATTGAGTCTAGCAATTACTTTGTCACCCATCGTTGTACTGCCACCAACAATACCACCTTCAGCAAATGCTGCCATTGCAAGAATAGCACCTTTTGCTGCTGCCATTGCTGCAACCATTTCAGCAACCAATCCTGCTGCAATTGATGGTCCTGCAAACGGAATAGATGCATGTGCTGCAAATATTTGTGATGCTGCTGCCTCAAGTAATGCCGTTGATTCTGCTTTTAGTGCTGTTGTCTTTGCTACAGCAGATGTAGCATTTGTTGCGTCAGCAGCAGTCTTTTCACCTTCTGCCACAACTTGTGCTTGTGTTGCTGCTGCTTCTGCTGTCTTTGTTCCTGCACTTATTCCCTCAACCACATTTAATGCTTCTTTTGCACCTGTAAGTGTCTGTATTATGTCTATCATTTGTTTTATACCATCAACAAATGATACTATTGAGTCAATCAATGAGAATCCTGCTTCCATTATAGCGAAGAATCCTTCAAATCCATTTTCACATTCATCCAATTTATCAGGCAAATCAGTTGCTATAGAATAAAAGTTCTTGAACACATCTGTCATTCCTCTTAAATTGTCATATGATATGTTTTGAAGTTCAGCATTATAGTTCTTGATGTCATCAGTCAGTTCAGCAAATACTGCTTGTTTGTTAAGATCACCTAACTTATGATTTAGGTCACTTATTTGTTCCTGTATCTTATCAAATGTTTCGCCACTAACATCAGTCTCCTTAATCTGTTTTAATTCATTTAATCTGCTCTTGTATGCCTCAATGTCACGCTGTATTATTTCAAGTGGGGATCTCTTATAATCAAATGTAATATCTATTGGAACTTCTGCCTCAACATTTACTCCTGACTTTAATTCATTTAATGCACCTAACTGACGTTGAAGATCACTTATTTGAAGTTCTTTATCCCATATTAATGATAGATTGCCTTCAATATTAGGGTCTAACTTATCAATCTCAGTCTGAAGTCTCTTTATCTCACGCTCTAACCATGTCTTACTGCCTTCTTGTATTCCATCCTTTAAGTCCTTTATCTTTTGGTCTGCATCAAGTATCTTGTCATTTATCTGTTTCCAAATAGTAACCCATTTCTGAAGTTCATCACTACCTTCAGGCAATGAATCTATTATTGCTTCTACTTGTGACTTAGTTGTCTTTAATGATTTGATGTCACCACGCTGAGACATAAGTGTATACATTCCATACAACTTTTCGTTCACATTGTCAAGTTCATCTTGCATTGTCTTTGCTGCATCACTTCCCTCAGGTAATGACTTTATGATTTGTTCTATTAATGACTTTGATTCTGTTAATCCTTCAACTGTTGTCTTATCAATTAAACCTAACTTTGCAACTCGTGCTGTTAAAATGACATCCTTAAGTCGTTTCATCTTTTCAGCATAATCAGCAGATGTTGAGTTAAGTTTCTTCATTTCCTTCTCAGCATCCTGAATGATTGCATCACAACCTTCAAGTGATGTTAGTATTTTCTTCACCTCATCACCTGTCTTCTTCGCTTCCTTATCATTCTTTTTGTGATCTTTTTTCTTATTGTTCTTCTCAAGCAAGTCATCAAAGTCAGCACTTGCAACATCCATCTCAGTAGTTGCTGTCTGTATCATATCCTGCAACACCTTACCTGCACCATTCTGCATTATCTCATTCATTGCAGCATTCATGAACTTACCCCAGTTCATCTTTGATGCATCAAGATTAGACCAAATGTAATCCCATTCAATGCCACCACCTGCTTCCTTTACAAGACGATTAATAGTTGTTGAGTTTAGACCACCTTTCTTAAGTATCTTTTCAAAGTCAACATAATCAACTTCTTCACCTCGCATCATTGCTGCTTGGATCTTTGTAAGTTCAGCAAGTATCTCACCTAATATTGCTGCTTGTGCTGCCTCTGCTGCCATTGCTCTTGCACGTGCCATTGCCCAATCGCAATAGTTCTTGCTGTTCTTTCCAAACAGTTTATGCACGTCATCAACTGTCTTGACTGTAACACCTAACTTACGTTGTGCCTCTGTGTTGTCTATAATCTTCTTCTTAAGAACATCAACTTGTCCACCACATGAGTCATATACCTGCTTTAGAGTATTGAATGTTGCAATCTGCTCTCCAGCAGTTTTCATATTTGTTTCTGCTTCTTTCTCATATGCCTCTGTTGCTGCTTCTAATGAAAGTTGTTCTTGTGTTGCTTCTTGCGATGTCACACACCATGCTACTATTGCTGCTGTAAGTGCTGCAACTGCTACTGCGCACGCAACATATGGATTAGCAAGAACTGCAGCGTTATTTGCAATTTGTGCCGTTGTTGCTGCTCCAAGTGCTGCAGCCTGTCCTGTGTTTGCTGCTGCATTTGCACCCTTTGCTGCCGTGTTAGCACCTGTTGCTGCTGTGTTTGCAGTTGTTGCTGCTGTGTTTGCTGTTTCTGCTGTAGTTGCTGCAACTTCAGATGCGCCAAATAATGCATTCTTTGCAGCACGAAGACCGACCATTAATGCTGACTGCTTTTGTAGTGCATTACCAATTCCAATAATAGTATTTGCTACTGACTGAACTGCGTTGACCGTGACAAGCGCCTGTGCAAACTTTTCAACATCACCACCAACAAGACCATATGCAGATGCTAATCCTTGAAGACCTGAACTGACTACACCTATACCTTGTGCAGTTGCATCCCATGCCATTGTATCTGATGATAAATTGCTAATCTCTGCAGCAACATCACCTTTGAGATCTTGCAATTGCGATGCTGCATCTTTTGCCATATCAAGTTGTGCTTTCAATTCTTTTCCAAAGTCAGATGATTTTGCTTCTTCTGACAACTGATTATATGCTAATGCAAGATCCATTACTGCTTTCTTTGCAGTTCTTAATGAACCATTCAATGAGTTAACTCCCTTGCCTGATGCACCAACCTCTCTTGCAAATTGTGATGCAGATGCTGCCATTTGTGATAATGACTGCTTAAATCCTTGGTCATCCGCGGTTACGCCTACGTGTACTGTATTAGCCATTTACTGTGTTGCTATCTTTTTTGAACATTTTTTGTGCGAGTTGTTTAGATCTCTCACGCATTGTATCACGTTCTTTATTTGTCATTTCAGTAATATGCTCTTCCATTTCATCATCCCATGGAAATGGTAATAATTTCTCTGGAGTTGTCTGCCGTTTCATATGAGGTGCCAATATGCCGTGATACAACAGTCTCATTCTTCGCCAATCATTATAATCAACATAATCAAGCATTCCACTTAATGTCTGTATCTCATAATCCTGCATTTCGTCCATGAAATATTCGTATGGAACTAACTTGTTCATTACTACGAATATGCGAAGATATTCATGGACGATATTTAGTTTTTTGACTTCTTGTTACTCTTAGGTGTGTTCTCTTTAAGTTTCTTCTCTTGTAACTCATCAACTTTGTCTGATTGAGATAGTACATGAGACATAAACCATTCAGTAAACTCCTTTATCTTAAGTGCTGAATCGTTGTCTAACCAATCAATGAACTCGTCATATGTAACATTGCTGTCCATCTTGTGATACTGTAATGATGCCACAATAGCAGCATAAAACAATGAAATTACTGCGGTATATGACTGTAACTGCTCAAATCCTAAACCTTTGCCCATTATATTCTCATAAATGATATAAATGCGCATTGAGTAGTGAAGTTCTAATTCTTGTTCTCTAAAAATAATCTTCATATTCAAATTTGTGTATATAGTTGTAATGAATAGTGTCTTTCATATATCATCTTTGATGATGCATGTGGTTATATCCTATATATTGTATATATAAAAATATAACATTCAACGGAATAGTTTACACTACCACTGAATGTTATATGCAAAAAAGAATATGAAGAATTTAGTCTGACAAACGAGTGTCAGAATTCATCATGATGCTATCTGATAATCACATTGTGCTTGTGGATAAATTGTCTCCATGTCTGTTCCTGATAAGAAATCTTCTACAGATGAAGCGTTATGTAAGATGAAACTTTGATAACCGACGTTACCAAATGCAAGTTCTTCGCAAAATGGTGCCTTCTCTGTGTAGAAGTGGAAGTCCTTATGTGTTTCATGAGAATCAACATAGAATGCTCTTTCATTTACTCGTATTAATGAATGACCAAACCAAACATTGCTTATTGCTAAGCAATTGCCAAACCCTGATAAGAGTATATAATCGCAAGATTCACCTAACACAATATCTTCAAGTCTTGTACAATTCAAGAATGAACTGTTGTTAACATGCTTAGCATTTAACCAGTTACGACCATTTCCTGAACTATAGTTCACATGTGTAAGGAAGTTGCAGTTGCTAAAACAACCATTACCGTAATTAATAGGAGTAGGTCCAGGAATAGATATTTCTGTCAACGAACTGTTGTTGAATGCGTATTGACCAACAATAGATATTGTGTTTGTTGCCTCTACTGTATTAATCGTGGTCACACCGGAGAACATTTGCTCTGGGATTGCAGGACCACTTAGGTAATAGATGAAGTAATGTGCACTGGTTGGTGTTGCATCATGTAACTTACCATCTGACATATCTATCTGTACAGGTCTACCACCTTCAGGAACAACCCATGCTGAATTGATGTACGGATATGCTCTCATATTGAACAACGTCATTCCTTTGGTGTCATCATTATATGTGACCTTAATGGAATAATCAGTTAATGTGTTGTCAATTGTCTTTAATGGTCCTGCACCTGTGAATGTGATGCTGTATGTTGCGTTCTCACCTGTGTTTGCATTTGCTGTCAATGAAGTAACATATGCATTTCCTCTACGTTGAACTACATCAGGAATCCATGCTGCAACATTACCACCAACAGATGATAGACCGTTGACTGAATAGTTCTTGACCTTAGCAAATGTTAGAGTTATAGGCGTATGTGCAATCATCATATCGAACATTGCGTCATAATCTCCATCTGTATAAAGACATTCTGCGGTCAACTCCCATGTCAACTTGCCAACTTCACTTGCACCCCAGAACCCATGATCCTTAGTGTCTGTTTCTAATGTTGAACCAGATAATGTCAATGTATGAGAAGTAGCGAACTTCGGTGCACCATCTTGTAGGAACAATTGGAGTTCATCACCCTTTATAATATGTTTACTCATAATGTGCACTTATTAAATATTTTTAAGGATTAGTTGTTGCCTTAGTCAAAGGACCACTGCCAGTGAATGTTGCACTGTATGTTGCGTTCTCACCTGTGTTTGCATTGACTGTAAGAGAAGTGATAACTGCAAGACCTGAACGATACTCTGTGTTATCTGCTTCCCATGCCTGTACATCACCACCAACAGATGCAAGACCGTTTACATCGTAATTGCTAACCTTAGCAAATGCAACTGTGATAGGTTCTTTAGCAAGCATAAGATTGAAGAGAGTGTCATAATCATCATCTGAATATAAGTTCTCAGTTGTGATCTCCCATGTCAACTTGCCAACTTCACTTGCACCCCAGAACCCATGATCCTTAGTTGCGATGTCAAGTGTGTTGCCTGTTACAGTAAGTGTATGAGAAGTTGCCCATGCAAATGCATTACCATTGTAGAACAACATAAGTTCATCACCTTTTAAGATTGTATTAGCCATTTTTAAAAAATATCGATATTTTTGTAATTAGTTTATGTATACATTAAAACTCAATTCCTGAACGAATGCATTGTTCTCTAATCCTTCAGACGAGGAATTAAGTCTGATTCTCTTTATGTTGATATAGTCATCCTTATAAATATGACCCTCTAACCAGTTCCTAATCTCATTTGCTATCTCTATTGAGTTGATATAGTTGTCGTCAACCACCAATATAAGAATATTTACTACATCTTCATATATACCATCCTTTGATAGATTGTCGTTAATTCCTGTACGAATAATTACAGCAAATGGAAACTTTGTTGTTAGTTTAGCATCAACTGGAAAGAACTGCTTTATAGGAATCTTCTTCATGAGTTCTTCATCCTCATTTAGAATTGTTCTTATGTACTTTGTTATAAGAAGTGAATTTGTCATATTAGTTAGAATGATTTATTTCATCATTCGTTAGAATGATTTATTTCATCTATTGCAGATTGAATACTGCTTTGAATCATTGATGATGCATCTGACTCTACTGATGATAATGCATTAGCAAAGAACCATGCTGGTGTTAACCTGTTGTAGTTATTACCATGCTTTGACCTACGTAATCTTGTTCCACCTTCGAACATTCTTAACCGCCATGTGCCATCATCAACTCTTGGAGTACCCATGATATGAACAAAACCCGTTGCTGATCCTTGCCACATATATGCCTGAACACCCTCTATAAGTGGTCTTGTATATGTGCGTCCTCGTATCGTTCTGCCTGCTGAAGTTGTTCCATTGAACCAACTTGAACTGACATTCTGCTTGGTTCGTTCTTTTATTGCATTGATTGCGTCACTTACACCATGACGTGCTGCTGACATTATTCTCTTGTTCGTCTTATCAAACAAACCCTTGAAGAATGCCTCAAGTGCTGGTTTAGCATCAACTAACTTTACAGTATTCATGTATTAACAAGTTCTGCATTAATGATTTTCTGATTGTATGTATGATCGTCGTCTATATTGAGGATACGATACTGTTTGCCCTTCCATAATATTCTATCGAAGTCGTCAACCTTGACATATCTACGAACAATGAACTTGTATGTGTGTGCATAAAATACCTCATGATTCTCATCGGTCCGTCCACCAGACATTGGGGTCACTTGTGCGCGAGTTTTACATATTGGCATATACATATCGAACTGTTCTCCGAAGTCGTTCGTTGACTGCTCTAACTTTAACACCTCTATCACATCTGTGAGAATACCTGCTCGCATATCTTATGACTGATTGTTTTTATAATCCTTGTACGGGAACAATAGATATTCATATGAATGAGGAATCTCACTTGCACTTGCAAATGCTACTCCTTCACGGTTCTGATAGAGGTTTCCTATAAGTAATAACATTGCATGACGCAATGGACTTGGAAGTTCTCCATCATTGTCGTTGACTATATCACTAAGACAGTTGTTTATATGCTCATTTACCATCTGCTCAGCAACATCGCCAAGTGAAATGATATAATCATCATCATCGTGAAAATATGTATCAATATTAAGGTGCTTTTTTAATATGTCAAGATTTAAGTACTTCATAGATTTGATATATGTTTTTTTAATAAAAAGGGGTGAACTTGGAGGGTTTGTCCACCCCATAAATATTACAAAAGA